GCTCAAGCATCACTGCTCCGTTGCTCCAATTTGAAAGGCGCGTTATGCGTCGATCGACTGGCGCTCCTGTGTTCTGAACAATAAAACTTTCGCCCACAACGTGAAGCTTCGCTAGTGGCGCGGTTGTGCCGAATCCTACGTTTCCGGCTGCTGTTATCACTCCGGTTGTTGCGCTGTTGCACCCGAAAACCAAAATGCCCGGGTTTGTCGCTTCTATTCCCCCGTGGAGCCCAATCCATGCGCCGGAATTGCTTGTGCCTGCGGAGGAAAAACCGCCTACGGCGTACCACGCGCCCGCGTTTGAAAGACCTTTGATGGTGCCGGAAACGTTGTGGATTCCCCCATTGACCGTGAAGGTTCCGTTGGTGGTCAACGGGCCTGTCATCGTGTCGCCGGTTTTCAAAACCCATCGACTCAACGCCGCTAGTTTTTTTGGTGTGACAAAACGCGCATCGTCTAGCCCGGCGTCGGTCTCGGCCTGCGTGGAAATCTCCGCGACTCCCTGCACGGTCTCGCTCGCGGGCGGGTATTGAAAAGAGGCGCTGCCGATGGTGACGCTTCCGGCGGGAACGCCTGTCATCACAAAATCCAAGGCGAAGAGCGCAACTGAGCCGCTGCCCTTGATGAGAATGGGGTCGGTCTGCGAGTAGATGGCGAAGAGCGTCCCCGTCGATGTGATAAGCCCCACCTCGCGCACGGTGTAACTGTCGGCGGAGGAGTCCGAGGCGGTGATGTGAATCGTTCCCGGCGTCGGAACGCTGGAGCCCTCGGGCGTGATCTGTTTGATCTGCGCGACGAGCGCGGTTTGCGAGCCGGTCGCGGTGTAGCCGCTGGAGCCGATGGCCACCTTAGAGAGCACAACGGGGCCGATGCTCCCGGAGGCGGCGATGGCGGCTTTTCCGGCGTTGGTGATGAGGAAATTGAGCGCGGGCATTTGTTACGGGTAAGAGGCGACGCCTTCGAGGCGGTCGTAGAGAGTCGGGTTGAGAATTCCCACGGTGTTCACTTCCCCGAGGAAGCCCTGGACCAGCTCAACAACCATTTGCGAGCGGACGGGCTTAACGCGGTTGACGGCCTCGAAAATGGAATCCTGAACGCTGGCCGGGGTCGTGATGAAGGAGGCGAGAAGTTTAAACGTGTGCGGGGTGCCGGGCGGCGTCTGCTGCCACCACTCTTGAAAGGCGCTTGCGATGCCGAGGCTTTCGAGCACGCTGCGGACTGCGCCCACGGTGCCCTTGCGGCGGTGAACGTCGATTGACGCGGCGATGACGCGGCGTTTCTGCACCTCGGTCCAATTGGCGTTCCACTCGTCCACCGAAAATCCCCACGCGAGCCAAGGCAAAAGGTTGGCCGGGCATGTGTCGGCATTCCAGAGCGTGCGTTGCGGCGCTGGCAATTCCGTTGCGCGCTGCACTGCGGCCTCCATTGCGCGCTCTTGGTCGGAGCTGTTCGGAGGGAGGATACTCATTCAGCCACCCCCGCGTGCGTGATGTTTAGGCCGGTGCAAAAAGCGGCTTGCGCGTAGTTGACCGCGATGTCGGCGGCGGGCTGTGTCAGCTCGACACGCTGCACCCCGGCGACGTGCAACGCGGCGAAAATCCCAGAGCGCGGGATGTCGTAGCCGATGCGGTGCTGGCCGTCTGCGAATGCCTGCGCGGCGGCCTGAGCTTGCTGAATGACAACGGCGGAGTCCGGGCCTGCGTAGGTGTAGAGCGTGGCCTGTATCGTATAAGGGATGATTGTTGCGCCCTGCACTGTGACTTGATCCGTCAGGGGTCGGACGTCTTCGTCGTTGAGGATCGCGGCGACTTCGGAAATGACGGTTGAGGAAACTGCCCCGCTGCCGGTGGTCCCGAGGAGGGTCACGAGCACCTGCCCGGGTGAGAGGATCGGCGGGCCGGCAACGCTCGCGTGTTTCACGGCCTCGGATTTCAAGGCGTGGTAAAGATAAGCGCCCTCGGGGCCTGCGGTGCTGAGTCCCTCAAGCGCCAGGGTTATCCGATAACGGAGGTCCGCGTCGGCTTCCATCACAGCCTCCACGGGCGGGATCGCGGACGGGTTGCCAGCGACGAGCGTCTTGCGTGTGACGCCGAAAAGCGCGCCGAGGTGCTCAAGGTCTGCGCCGGTCGCAAATGCGAGCATGACGGCGCGGGATGCGTCGTTAATGCGTTGGCGCAAGAGGAGCTCGCGGTAGGCCGCAACCTCAAGGATTTTCCACGCGGGGTCGGACTCAACGAGCGCAGTAAAAGCGGGGTCGCGGGCCTGCAAGTCCGCAACCATCGCGGCGAGGATCGCGGAGAAGTCGAGCGTCTCCACCACTTCCGGCGCGGGGATGTTTGAAAGGTCAATCGCGGTGAAGCTGCTCATATGACGATGCCGTCCACGGTGACGGGTTGGCCGGTCGGTAAATAAACGCCCTCAAGCTCCAGAGTTACGCGCCCGTCAGAAACTGCGCTGGCGAAAACGCGAGCGATTGCAAGGCGCGGCTCCCATTTCTGGAGGGCGTCAATGGTCGCCACGTAAAGCTCGATGAGGGTGGAGCGATTTAGAGGGGCGTCCACAAGCTCGAATAGGCGCGAGCCGTAATCGCGGAGCATGACACGCGAGCCCAGCGGACAAGAAAGAATGTCCTGAATGCTCTGGCGGAGGTGCTCCACGCCGGAGAGAGCCTTGCCTGTTTGTTGATTCGTCCCGCGCACGGTCGAACATTAGGCGCGGCCTGTTTCGGGCGTCTTGTGCGCGTTTGCTCGCTATGAGTTCGGGCCTGCGGTGTTTGAAACTCCCGAGGTGACGCCGCCGTGTGTGTGCGTGCTGAGGGCAATGCCGTTGCTCGTCAGCGCGCCGCCGGATTGAGAAACGGCCCCGGTGATCTGGACGCCCGAGGCGGAAACAACGAGCTGCGTCCCGCCCACGATGAGCCGGATGGCGTCGGCGGCGACTTCGAGCGTTGAGGATGCCCCCGCTTTCACCGTGGCTTTGCCCCCTGCGGGGATGCTGATTGCGTAGGCGTGCGCGGCGCGGTCGTATTCGACAAGGGCCCCGTCTGCGTAAGTTGTGCGTGAGACCGTCGCGGCGTCTCCGTTGGCCGGGCGGTCCTGTTTGTAAACGCCCCCGAGGACAAAGCCAGCGCACAAGTCGCCAGCGGGCGAAAGGACGAGGACTTGCTCCCCTACCTCGGGCGCGTGCCACGTTTTATCCCCACCGGCGCGGGAGGAGACCCACGGAAGCCACGCGGTTGTGTTTTTCCCGAGCTTCACCCGGACGCGGGCCTTGGAATAATCCGCCTCAAGGATCGTTCCCGCCCTGGTCACGTTGGCAAGGCGGCGCTCAAGCTCTCCAATACGTGCGGCACTCATTCGGGCGGGATGATGCGGCGATAGTAAGGCTCATTCGGCACGCCGATGTAAGGAGCCACGCCGAGGAAGATTTGCGTCGGCACAACGCCCGCGCCGTCCCAAATGGAAGCGCCCAAAAATGCCGTGTGCGCCCACTCCACGCGGAATGTCTCGTATTCCTCCGAGAACGTCTCGGGCGTTGCGCTCGCAAAACGCCCCGGGCTCAGCGGGCTGCTGAATCGGTGCCCCTGCACGAAGTTTGCGACCTGCGCGGCGAGGAGTCGGACGCCCAGCTTGCCGCCCTGTTTGTAGGTTGAAACGCATTCGGCGGAGAATCGAAGCTCGACCTCTAATTGCTCGGTGCCGCTGTCGTAGGGGTTCGCCGGGGCGATTTGCTCCAATTCAAAACGGATCGCGGGGACGGTCAGCTTTTCGCCGGGGCGGTCGTAGTAGTCCACGGAAACGCCAGGGAACGCGGCCAGAAAGGCCGTTTTCATCGCGGCATGAAGGTTGGTCAGGTTGATTTCTGGCGTCCCCATTTCAAGGCCCTTTCAAATTCCGCGAGAAGGCGCGGCCCGATTTGCGCTTGAACGGCGTTCATTGCGGCAAAGCCCTCGTTCTCGATGTCGTGCCCGGCGCTTTTCTGGATGGGCAAACGCTCTTTGCCTTTGCGCTCGAACACGTTGCCCCCGAATTTCTCGATGATGAACGCCCCGGGGCGCTTGGCCGGGCCTGCGGTCACGCCGGATGCGGTTTGGCGTGGATTCAGGCGGTTGAGCTTGATGGGCGAAAGGCCCAGCCACACGCGGCCCTTCTGATCGCTGATGCCGACGAACATTCTCCCCTTAATGATGCCGCCTTTGACCTTAACGGCGGAGGCGACCTTCCGGCGCACCTCGTTCCCTGCCCAGCGCGAAACGCGAGCGATTGCGATTTTCATTGCGGGGCGTGTGCTCTCGTCAATGACGCGCCCGGCCAAGAGCGCGATTTTTTCGAGGTCATCCGCTCGGATTTCGAGAAACTCACTCATGAGCAAGGGTCACTGTTGCGAGGCCGGTGCCTTCGGGCTGGATCTGAATGATCGAATACGTCTGCCCCGCAACCTCCACCAGCGACTCTCGAGCAACGCCCGCGAGGGCGGCCATTTGACAGGTAATTCGCGGCTGCGTCGTGTCGAGCACGGTTTCCCCGACTGAACGGTCAAAAAAGGCGTTGTCGAAGAAGCACTGCACAAGGCGCGGTTGCCCGCCCACGGTGAACCTTGCCGTTTGCGCGTCTAGCCCGGTAAAAAATGCCGCGAGGTTTTCGGGCATGAGCTACTTTTTGCGGGGTTTTTGCTCCTCGGCGGGCTCGGGCTCGGGCTCAGGCTGCGGCTTTGCAATGACCGGCACGGCCACGCCGCGCCCCACAAGCTCGCGGGCCACGGATTCGGAGACTTCCACGGATTCACCGGCTTTGACGGGTTCGCCGCCGATCAACAGGCTTTTCAAAAGCTGAATGAGTTTCATGCGGTCAGGATATGCGCGCCCCTCGCCCGGGGTCTTGTGCGCGTTTGCTAGAGGGGCGGGATGCGGATGAACGATCCACCGAACGAGAGGCTGCGGAGCTTTTCGTAACACCCGTCCCCCTCGCGGGAGCCGTCCGCGTTCGTGTTGCCCTCGATGGTCGGGAACATGCCACGCCCAGCGGGGCCGGAAACAATCCCGATGTGAGAGAGCCTCGGGCGAAACACAACGATGTCGCCGCGCTCGGGCGTGTAGGCGGTCGAGGTGTTGGAAAACACGATGCACCCGGCCTGCCTCGCCCACGGCACCCAATCGCGCACGGCGGCAAACCTCGGCGGCACTCGCAGGCGGATCGCGGCGCTTTGGCGGTCTGCCTCCTGCACGCAATAAGCCACGAATGCGGAACACCACGGCTCACGGTTTTTCCCGCCGTCGGGGTAGTTTGTCGCGGCCCAGAATTTGTCAATTCCGGCGAAACGGTTGGGCGTGGTCTCCCGCGTCCCGACATACTGCGCTGCAATGTCAGCAATGATCGCCCGGGGGTTGCTCATACGCTTTGCAGCTTGGCGCTGTCGTCGTGTTTCCACGCGGGACCGCCTGCGATGCGGAGCGCCCGATAAACGGCGGCGCTCTTCCAAGCGGGCGCGCCCACGGCCTGCATCTGCTCAGCTAGAACCGCGTCACACTGCTGGCGGGTCAGCGTCTTTGTGTAGAGGTCGCCCTGCACGGCATAAAGGTAGTCGTGAACAAATGCCGGATAGAGCAGGTCGGGGTCGGAGTTGGCGAGCAACGCCCAGACCGGTCGCGGCACGCTGGCCCCGTCCGTCAAAAAACCGTCCGGGATGACAAGCCGCCCGGCGATTGCGGAAAGACACGTCAGGTCGCGTTGAAATTCGCCCCACCAGCGGAGCGGAAGCCCGCGCCCGATAATCTCGCGGCGCGGGAGCTGGCGAATGATGGCGCTGGACTGGAAACCGATCATAAGGAGGCGCAAGCGCCGAAAAGGAAGAGCACGGCTGAACCCACCAAAAGCCCCACCAGCGAGGCGCGGC